CTAATTTTGGTACTGGTGCATCTGGTTTCCAACAAAACGCATGAATTGGTCTACGAGTCCAATTCACTCCATTCTCTAAAAACGCCTCAAAGAGGGGTACATGCTTCTCTAAGGACGCTACAGAATGTACGTCACACAAAGTTACCTCGCCATGACCTTTTTTATGATTGAAGAGAAATTCATTACGAATATAACATGTAATTGTTGGAAGATTATGATTTAGATAAGACATAGTTTCTAATAAAAAAGCAGGAATTTCTTCCTGCTCTATCTATATTATTTACCTTGCCCGCGATACCTTTTCTTCTTCCCATTACGAGAAGTTGCGCTCAGCAATGTACGAGAAGAGCGACCTTGACGAGTCTTCTTAGGTGCTCCTGGTTGAAACAGCGTTTTATTCGAACTACCTTTAGCCATCTACAATTTCCTCCAAATAAATTTCACTAAAATCTGTTTTTTCACCCTCATAATATTGAGTGGCTAAATCTTGAAATGCTTCTGAACATTCCTCGGGAGAGAGATTCTCATGGATTCTCTCTCCTTTATAATAAATGTTATACTTCATTGGTCTATTCGGTTTTTCAATGTTACTTGGTTTACCAAAAGCAATCATTATCAGATAACGCGAGTTTTTTCGTGACCGACACGAATGCGTGGATCACACCAGATCTCAAATCCTGCTTCTTTTGCATCGAGACAGAATGAGACATCTTCCCCACACATATCTTGTACTGCACCAGATTCAAAGACTTGCATCTTAGGTGCAAACCAGGGATATTCGAGATTCTCAAATACACCATTCTTAATCAGAACCCAACCAAAACCTGTATAGTCTACAGTGAAGGGTTTACGACGCTTCGACATGCTTTCACCAGTCTCATGATTCATGACTCCACCGTTATTACGGAAGTCTTCCTCTTCAAGCCAGTGAGCAACTGATGTAGTACGACCATCTTCAGTCATGTACCAACCAGCAGCAACCTCACGCTCTGCTCCTTCTGCAGGAAGTGCTAGATCGCACAGTTGCCAGAACTTTTCAGTATTGAAAACAATGTCGTTATCAATCCAGAGTTGATAATCATAAGGAAGTTTGCCGTCCCAGGGAACTTGCTTCGGACCCCTCAGAACATTTGCTCCAAGAACTTTACAACGTGCGAAGTTTACCATCGACGAGTAATCTTGAGAAATTTGAATACTCATTCCATTTTGTACAAGATCAAAACACAGTTGTACAAATGATTTCAGAAAATTATATGAGCAGCTACGACCAGGAAGACAGAACACGATGGTCTTGCCTCGCATCCTTTCTTTGATTGCATCGTAGTCCCACTCAAGTTCAGCTTTCTTAGGTGTTGCGGCTTTAACAGTGAATCCTTTTGCCATAAAATTTAAATAACCTCAGATCAATTTTATCGTTCTATTTAGTACTTGTCAATATGACGCTTCTAAGACCATCGACTTGTTTGTGATTACCTCCTCATAATCCAAATCTGATGGTTGAACCTCTGTATAAATCTCAACTAATCTACTCAGAGTTTCCCACACAGCATCGAATTCATCCCTATTTAAGGAATGATAAATGCACCTACCCCTAGCATAGATGTGATAGACCTTATCCATCATATTTTCCCCGCGAAATTTTTTTGTACTTAGTGTATTTCAATACAAAATTATATATGAGAATCTTTACAGTTTCAACTAGACATATCGAAATATAATAAATTTCGTCGATGGGACCAATCGTAGTACCATAGAGATGTTCATATAAAAACTTTATAGGTCTCATTTTTTCTGGAAAAATTTTTTTAATGAGCATGATAACTCTCTCGCGTTTTTGGTCCGTTGTAGGTTAGGGTAGTTATCGATTTTTATAACGGCGGGCCGCGGCCCGCCGACATAACGATAACATTATATAATACACTGTCCTATGCTCTACTGCTTCACGAACACATAAAAAAGAGGGGCTATTCGTGCCCCTCTACTTTACCATAAAAACTATCAGAAGTCGATCCACTCACTGGTAGGTTGTGCGGCAGAAGATTGAGGAGTTGCATCATCAGCACCCCCATTACCAATGCTGTCCAGAATCGAAAGAATTTCATTACCAGTGTTACCTTGACGGAGCATACCGAGGATAGTTTCGCGGGTCATGAGAGAGTTAAATCAAAGTGGGTAAGTTGGTGGAGTCTTTTATAGGGCGCTGCCTTTCCCCTGTTGTTACTTAGGCGGCGACTGTAGAAAGTACTTTCCGAACGTCGCGCTCAATGTTCTTCAGTGCGCGATGGTCAGAGATAGTCTTAGCGACCACAACTTGAGCGCCTGATGTATGCTTCCAAACCTGATGATTCTTATCCCTTAGAAGGGTGAAGTTGTGAGAAGTCATCAGATTGTGGACTTTGGTTTTGAGAGTCATCTGTGATCGACACGAATGAGTAATTTTGTGGGTAACTTTAGGGCTAACCCATTCCCGAAAAGTTCAGTTCAGACGCATACCAGAGAAGAAAGGAATCGTGCCGCCTTCAGCATCACGGAAGAACCAAGTGTAGTCTTTTTGGAATACACCTTCAGAACCGATTCCGTGAGCGCGAAGAATAGCATTCAAACGGGATTTGGTGGTAGTGGTTTGATGTCCCCCGTCAAAGATTTGCATCCAGGTTTCACCAATGATTGCGATGATGTGACCGTAGAGTTTCACGATCGAAGTATCATCTGTCGCGCAGTAGATAACCTCAGTGTTGTCCTTTTTCCAATCCTTGCTAGCAGCGATGGCGGCGTTCATCTGCTGTTCGATCTTACGCATGGTTTGAGAAGCGATTGATTGGGGTTGGGCGGTCCTCACCTCCGCCCTTGGGGGGTTCTCCTTCCTCCCCCCTGATGAACATAGTATGCCTCAGATCGGGGGGCAGCGGGGGGATCAGTGGACAGTTCAGTAAGTGGTCACCTCAGCGCCGATTTGCTGCAGAAGTTGCTTTACCTTATCCTGCTGCAGTTTGATTACAACTTGGGAGTTACGGTTAGCCTTACTGGTGCCCAGGAATGCATTGATTCCATTGTTGCTGGTGACGCGCAAACGCAGACCGCAATCGTACACCTCACCGTCTGCATCTACAAAGTAAACCATGCGGGAGGATTTGCCGTTGCCCTTGAGAACAATGCTGTAACCCATGGCGATGTAAGCAACGGCAGGATGTTGCTCTGCAGAGAACTTATAAAGTTCCGAAGTCTTGGTGTCGTTGATCACCACATCAAACCCAGCATTGTGCTCAATCAGACCGCGACGCAGAATCTCAGTAACTTGAGGGGAAGTAAGAGTATCCAACGCCAACTCGCAAAGTTGATTGAAATTATCGCGGATCTTCAGGACAAACTCTTCATCAGTGCGCAGCGATTCGGGCAGTTGCCGCAATTCCTTCATGTTGGAAAGGAAGTGGACAAAAGTATCACCCAGCACATCATTGTAGGCGCTGGTGTTAAACCAATCGAAGCTACCGTTAGTGATACCGTCTTTGCGTTTGATGCTGATTTTTTGAGTACCAGCAACGGCATCTTCTTTTACTTTAGTGCCGCCGCGCTTTTCTACAGTTTCACTGTAGATTTTCTTTTCATTCAGAATGCGAACAGTAGTGTCCTCATTCTTGACGCCTTCGCGGTGAGAAAGACCAGTGGTGTTGTACATTTGATCGACAAATTAAAGGTGAACATTTGGAGTCTTTAGGGCGCTGCCGTTCCCATCAATCAAGCGGCAATCAGAGATTCGATGTTCACCTCACGGGTGTCCATCTTAGAGTAATCATAACCCTGATTCTCCTCAAGATCTACCAGATAAGCGTTAGCAGTAGAGAAGCAATCAAACAGGCGAAGCGATTTGAAATCCTCACCCTCATACTCCCAACCACCGATCACAGCGTAGACTTTCATGGGTTCGTTTCGTTTGGTATGCAGTTATTCTACAGGGTGATCAGTTCATCCAGGCGGCGAGGTGTGCCAGTTCCTCAGCCGTCTCCTCCAGGTTGTCCTCGGTCAGACCTGCCAGGCAGGATTCGAGGTCGTCAGGATCCACAGCGTCGATGTCGCCATTGATCTCCCATGCCTGTGCCTCAGCGAGGGCGAGGCAGCGGTCACGAAGGGAGAGGGTGAAGGTCTTTTCTTTCATGCTGTTAGTCTACAGGGTCGGTTGGCGGGATCGGGGTAGATGGGGGACAGTCCCCCGACCGTCACATGGGTTAGGTAGTTTCCAACAGCTCTGGGTTATACTCAGTAACCTCTGCAATCAATTCATCATCAGAATAAGATGCAAGATTGTCCTTCAGAGTATCATAAACGAAACACTCCATAGTTTTCATGTCCATCGAATCTAAGATTTGCTGAGCATAATCAGAGATCAAAGAATCACGATCAATTTGCATTAGGAACCTCTTGAATGACTTCAGTAACAGTGATGATTTGTTTGTCTTCGTTGATGTAATCGGTCTGAATCAAATTAGGACCGACTTGCATCATTCCGATGATGTAAGCAGCAGCGATTTCAATCATCAGACTTCATCCATCATTTCAGAGAGTTTGTTGTAGAGTGCGTCAACATCACACCCCACGAGTTCATTCAGTTCCTCTGCAGATTCTTCATCAGTGAACGAATCAGTATGAAACTCAATGAACTTAAGGAGAGCAGAAATCTCCTCAAAGGTAAGAGAAGTGAGAGTCATAATCAGTGGTGAAAGTAATAACGAATGACGATGGAAGCAAAGAACTCAATAGTCATAATCAGCGTTCAGATACTCATTCATGTTGAACGATTCTTCATCTTTGAGTTCAGGAATGTCCAGGTCAAAGATTTCACCAGGCATGTCCTGAATCTCACTCCAGAGTTCATCAAACATTGCGTTTCCTCCTTTGACTCTTATAGTATTGCACCTCTAGGGGCGCTGTGGGGGATTTGGTGGACAGTTAATCAAGCGGCACACTGGAAGCGCCCGCTGTTGAAGTTATGATAGCTGAAGACCTCACGATTCACGAGTTTGAACATACCAAACTCATTGGTCATTACATAACCCTCAGCATCGATACGATTGCCGTTCACATAAGCAGCAGGACCATCATTGCGGCACAGGAACAAACAATCATCCTTGATAGACTTAACCAATGCCCACAGACGAATCAGGTTAGGATCACAATCAAAGTCCTCTGCAGCAATCTGTTCACCAGCACGAATGCAGGCGTTGATTTGCTGTTTGATCTTTGCTGCTTCCTTATCAGTTACGAACTGTGCAGTGGTAGACATTTGACGAGCAAACTCTACAACTTCCTTTACATCAGCAAACGATTCTTGACGGTACAGAATATAAGCTTCAGGTTTCACAAACTTGACGGTTTCAGTATCATTCCAGATCGCACGGTCAGGCATTGCTACTGCCTCACGCAGATCATTCTCTGCAAAGTAACAAGTGTGAGGAGCAATGATGATCTCTTGAGTGATTACTTCACCAAACTTGTAAGTAATCGTGTTGGGGCAATACTCATCATTACCGCCAAAACCAATAAAATCACCTTGGTAGACAGTATTGGTGCGAGGAAGATAATCGAAGCAAGAATGCAGAATAACCGCAACCTCACCCTGATAGAACGCATCAATTTCTTCATGAGAGTGCGCAATGCGAATCTTTTTCTTGTTGAAGACTGCTTTAGTTCCTACAAAGAATTCACCGTTTGCAGGATCAATTCCCCACACAATTGCGGGAGCACCATCAATCTTAACGCTGAGAGTTCCAGGATTCACGAACCAATCCAGGACAGAAAGATCACCCGTGAGGATGGTATCTTCGGGGTGTTCGAGGTGTTTGTTTTGCATGAGAGTAGTATGGCGCATCTGGGGACACTTTGGGGGATTTGGTGGACAGTCTCCAGACCGTCACATGCCGTTCAGGAAGTCGGCCAGCGCCTCTTTATACTCTGCCTCAGTCTCAAAGGTCCGCCCGTAGATAGTACGGGGGTACTCTGCCTTAGGGGCAGCAGTGGGCACGTAATCACGACCCTTAGCGTAGATCTGAGCGATGTAGGGGTTCGAAGCGGTTTTGTTCATGAGACTATTATGGGGCATCGCGGGGCGCTTCGGGTGGTTTGGTGGACACTCCGCAAACTGGCTCACGAACCCTCTGGCTGCCGCCCAGGATGCCCTAGAATACGGTCACAAGCGAATGAGGGGAGATGTATCCCTGCAGACGACAATTATCGACACTGAAGCAGCCTTGAAATATTATAAAACAAAGTATAAAAAAAGGGAGGCAATTGCCCCCCTGTTTGATTCAGTTATCACGGAAGATGTGCATCGAACGATAAGAAGTCCCATCGTTACATGCAGTGAAATCATAACGCAAACTGGTCTCCCAAGTTGCTTCCCAATCCACTACAATTCCAGAAGGGATATCATAACCCATCTCATCATAGAAAGATTCAGCAAACTCTGCCTCATCATTGAAGCATCCCTGATAACGCTCATCACAGCATTCAATATCACTCATGCAACCAACTTCACCAATGAGAGCATCAACTGCCTCATAACCGATTGCTTCACCACAACGAACATACTCCTCGTAATAGTTACAGAAGTCGTCCTCATTGTAGGTATCAATGAACTCCAACATGTCATCCAGAGCGTAGTTATCTTCCAGACGCTCTTCAATGAACTCTACAGTTTGAACATTCAGAGTTTCTTTGTAGTTAGCGGTGAGAGTGATCGACATCTGTTGAATTTGTTTGAACGAATGTAATGTAGGACGGATGGGGGCGAAAGTCAACCCCCTGTGGACAGTTCTGAGACCGTCACACCTTCGCCATCTCCCGCAATTGATTCATGATATCAAACAGCTCCATTTCATCCATATCAGCACTGTCCATATCTACGGGTGCAAATTCATTCAAATTCACGCTACCGTCAGAATAGATTGGAGCATAGAACAGTTCGTTACCATCTTCCTGAGACAGTGTGAATACACAACCGTAGTTAGTGGCGGTGAAGAGAATCATGCGAATTCCTGACGACTTGAGTATCATTGCACCAATCTGCCCCCAGTGGGGGGATTAGTGGACAGTTCACGAAGCGGCACAAGATATCTTGACTTTCACCAAACGTCGTTTACATCTTCTACATAAACCTCAACTTTTTCGTCACCTTCAAGATTAAATAGCTTCTCGTAATTAATATCACGAGCATTGAAATCACTGTATACATCGAACTCTAGAGTGACGCGAACACGTTGCTTTTGTCCTTGAAGATAAGAAACCATTGCCCTTTTGAGTAACTGTGAACAGTATAATGCAAATCCAGTGTCCAGTCAATGGGACACATAATACACTGGCACATGTCTCGATACATGTATATATGTGGTATGATATAAAATGTAGAGTGTATATGTGAATGTACACACACATCTAGATGGTGCGGGAAGGGGTGAGTGGGGTGAAGCACGATTCTCGCACTATACGCGAATCTAGTTGCATACCCACACACATTCTTGCACTCTCGCACATGAATCTAGTTGTATGATATGATGATATAACGTTATGATGATACGTGAATCTAGTTGTGTATTATGACTAATCTCGAAGATCTAGTTATGATGATCTAGTACTATTATATGATGATACGCGAATCTAGTTGTATGATGTGAATCTAGTTGTGTATATGATGATCTCGATGTATGATGCGAATCTAGTTGTGTGTTGCGGAATCTAGTTCGCTCTTATGATTATAAGGTATCTCGAAGGTCTAGTCAAGTTTTTATGTGCGCGACCCCTGATAGAATTTTTGCCCGCCCGGTTGACTTTTTTGAGGTCTTGTGGTAGAATGCGGGCTAAGATCACAAGACCTCAG